AGTTAAACTTGCCAAATATCTTACCAGGGATATAGAGGGCGTAGTGCCTTATAATAAAAACAAATGACTCAAGTACTAAACGAAAACCAATTCAAAGAACTTTACCCCAAAGCTCATGCTGTACTATTTAAACGTACAACTGAAATGTACAAGTCAGACCGACTTCCCACTGAAACCCTCCACGATTATCTTTTACGAAAGAACATACCCTGTTTCTGTCGCTTTTGTATGGCCCAAAGAAAAGAGGAGCAGTTATCTAAAACCACTCCCCTATTTTAAACAGTCGCTCGCTCTTGCGTATGCACACCCGCGCGTTAATGTACTTGCTTTTTACTTCCTTAAATATTTAACAATCTCAACCTCTAGCCCGTGACTTACACCACCCGCCAGGCTCAACAGCACAAACTCTTTCCATGTACCTAACCCGTCTGTTATACGCTCTGCATTTATCTTAGCCAACAACTCAGGGTTATCGCTTAGGTTTACATATATCGCAGAATTGCCCTGTGAGCTATTTTTAATACCCTCTAGCCGTTTTTTAAGCTCTCCTTGTCCTTTTGTAGTCATTTCCTTAAAACTCCCCTATAAGCGTCTGTACGCAGTTATTTATTATTTCACCCGTAGGCTGTAGCTCAACACTTCCGTCCTCATATACAAGACTACTACCAGATATTACTTTCAATGCAGGGCAATACACTTGCAAGCTCATATCACGATTAAATACTTCCGTTGGTACTTCTACTTGCTTTACCAACTTGCCAGCCCCAACTTGTGAGTTACTGTACAGCGATATGCCAGCAACCGCCCCTAAAACTACCAAAACCACTCCTAAAAATAGATGTTTAATACTCATTAAATCACTCCTTCACTTCAATTATGCAATATTCTTTACCATTACCAGTCCAATCAGTGGTGATACTATCACAAGCTAACAGCTTACGCTCAAGACATAACCACCCCAAAAACAAACTAAATAATAAAAGCACCACCACACCAACTGTCAACAGCTTTATAATGTTACCTTGCCTAACAATAACTTCGTTCTTTGTGTTCTCCCTGTCCTCTACATGAATTGTCATAGCTTAACCCTCCAACTAACTTGTCCATCGCATACAGTTATAAAATCCCTGCATACATGCGTAACAAACGCTATATTAATATCCTTCATAGTCCTAACCCCTCCCATATCATCAAACAGAACATACTACCCCAAATAATACCGATAGCATACTCCGCCCAATGCTTTTTAATATCTTTAATCATTGCTTTATACCAGCCCTGTTTGTGTCGTCGTATAGTTCATAACTTGTAATAACAAAATCATGGACTGACTCACCGCTATTTATACATTGCTTGATTTCATTTTCACTTAAACCATAGAAGAATATATCATCATCAGAATACCCCTCTGGTATAGCGTCAAGTTCTGCAACTTTATAGCCATTTATAGGCTGTTGGTCATCTCCCCAATAGCCATTAATACTAAATACTTTCATAATTTCACCCCTTTATTTAATTAATTTCTGTGATTATACACAGACGGCTTGCGATTTTACTAAAGCCCGACTTCTTGAGCGGGGTACAGCTTTACACTGACTTACATAGGTCTTTCAACCGCAAACAGACTGTTTACAATCTTGAATAATAACTGTTATAGATAGTCTGAAATGGTTTACTTTAAATTATCTTAAGTTTAATTTAACTCTTAGCTTTCGCTAGTTCTTTACGAATTTTATTTATTATCCGTATATCAAACATGTTTTTGCTTGCAGGTTCACCCGTTGTAACCCAATTCATCTCAAGTATGTTTGCGATAAACCTTGCCTGGTCTTCTGTTAGTTTAACTTGAATATACTTTATCATCGTGTACTCTCTTTCTACTCCGATAACTTGACATGTAGTTGCGTGTACACTCCCTGCAATCTCTCACACCGTTTTTTCTAAGGTATGTATTTTCTGGTGTGTACTCATGCCCGAACTTACAGTGTGTGTCCGCCCTTCTTGACCCAATGCCACGCAAATAGTTTTCACTCACTGTCACAGGCTCTAAATGTTTTGGATTCACACAAAGAGTATTACGGCACAAGTGGTCAATTACTAACCCCTTTGGTATCTCGCCCACAAAGTTCTCATACATCACACGATGTGCAAGGACAGTTGTATGTCGATACTGTATGTAGCCATAACGCCCGTTGTTGTGTTTCGCCCACAACCAACAATCGTCTAAGTTAATGTCGGAGTGATGTGTCATGTAGGTAGTATAGCCTAAACTAACAACCCACACAACCCTCTCCTTTCAGACCATCTAAACAGCTATTATTCATCTGTACTCTAGCCAGTAACTAAACTGGCGTTGACTAGGCTATAACTTTCGTAAAATCTGGTTTTTGAGGCTTGCCGACTATTCTGTCGTATGCCTCGTCCCATGAAAGATTGTCATTTGAGGTTGTACCCACAAACTCTATTTCATCTGGGTTATAGCCGTTGTATGTCAGTATCTTGTAAGCTGTAACATGGTTTTTATCACCCACAAGGTAATAATTACCTAGTTGCTTACTACTTAAACGTATTATGCCTAAGTCTGTTACTTTCATTGCTTATACTCCTTTAAATTAGTTACTAATTAGAGTACAGATTATTGATATAGAACAGGTTGCCAGTCATAAGACTAGCAAGGTAGTTCATCTTGATACATTTCAAGCTCTGTTGCTGTTGCGCCTGTTTCAAGTGCTCTGGCTAGCTTGTGATTATCTGTTGCGATTGTATCAAGTCCGATTGTTGTAACTAGCCTGTCACCCTCTAAAACATAACTCATGTACTTGTAGTGTTTGCTCTTTACTTCACGTAATTTGCTCACATCACCGTAGTATTTTGTCGTGTCGTGACTGTAGGCTAAAACTTGTTTCAACATTTGATTATCTCCTTAAATTATGGTTGACAATCTGTTCTATATCTTGATAATGAGTGCTTATCAGGCTAGCTGTTAATGTTTAATCTAGTTAATATTTAATCTGCTAGTTAAAGCCCGCAAGCTTCGTAAAATCTCTTTTCGTCAAAACGTGGGTTCTCTTGTTTGATAACCCTAACGAAGTAACTTATACAGTATTTAACTTCTGCAATCGTGTTCTCTGTTTCTTCGTATTGTGTTTCTTCCTTGATTGCTTCAATGTGTGATTTTATGCTATTTGCTAATGTAATGTAATGTTGTTTAGTCATAGTCTTATATCCTATTCCCTAGCCTGATAGCCACTCATTATCTTGCGCCCCGTTTGGTGGTTAGCTTACCGCTGTTGTATTAAATTGTTAAGGTTCTATTCTTGTCCCACCATTACAGGCGATATAAGACTGTTTAAGCCGTCTTAGGTCATAACCTGGTAGCTTATGTTGCTCATATCCCCTGTTTGGTAAGTCTCTCAATGTTCTTGCACTCATTTTAGTGAGTACATGTGAAGGCTATTACTAGCCCTCTCATGTAACCATTATCTACCAGTAACTGTAGTGATGAACGCTTTTGCTCTTTTGATAGTGGGGAAGCTCCAGGTCTCTCCCGCCCAAAAGACGTGTACTACGTTTACTGTTCCGAAACTGCTACGCATTACCCTATAGTTGGTATTCTTGTAAGTCATTTTCGTTTACCTTTCTTGTTAAATGTGCTTGTGTGGTGGCTTTCGCTCACCTCACTGACCCCTATTGTATATCAAAATATAAAGATAGTCAACACCCATTATTAATAAACTTATCCACAGGCTACACCACAGCCCCAGCAACAGTCCTCACCACGCCCGCCCCTAATTCATTACTAATAGACAACTAAAGAGGTATATATACATAAGTAAACATATTAAAACCGCCCAAAACCCTAACAAACCGCCCCAACCTATTACTTAAACTATTAAGTTATTATATGAATAAAACCCCTCTTATAGAGTACATACAGCGGTTATACAGTTAAAAAACATCAATTACCGTGTAACATACCACCCAACACAATAACCATAGGGTCGCACAATATACATAACAGAGGTATACATACTAACTAACAGAGGTAAGTAACCTAGCTAACAGGGGTGTATTATAATTCGTAACAGGGGTAGGGAACCCTTAAAATGGGGTAGGGGTTTAGCGGTTCAGGGGGAGTAAAAGTGCCTTTCTCAGCGTGACAGATAGCTGTAATGACCATTGACTATACCTTATACATTATACTTTACACATTATACTGTATACCTTATACTCTATACTCATGCCGCAAGTAACATTATATATACGAAATGAAGACCTGGAGAAATGGAAACAGCTCCAGGATAAGTCAGAAGCAGTCCATAGGATGCTTAACAATGTAACAACTAAACAACCAGAGCTAGTCGAGGATGAAGAGGAATCTGATTTTAGTGGCTATGCCTATGACCCTGCTACCAACCTGATATATGATAGAGAGACCCAAGAGCAAGTACCTGGTAAGGTAGACGGAAATGGTAAGATAGTAGCAATTTATTAAGAAAGCCTGGGGACCCCACTAACATGAAACAAGTAGATAAACCAACAGACAAAGAACCAGTTTTTAGTGAAATAAAGTTGAATAGGCGCCAGCTTAGGTTTATAGAATACTGGCTGGACCCGACTAATAACGAAACCTTTGGTAATGCCTACAAAGCGGCGACTGCTGCTGGCTTTAGTAAAAGCTATGCTCGGATTATAACTACCAATACTTTAGGTTTGGAGTGGGTTAAGGAAGCCAAGAAACGCCTGGCTGTTTATGAAACTGAACATATCTACCGTGGCTTTCAGGATATTGCTGCTCATGGAGCTCAAGATAGAGACCGACTTAAAGCACTGGAGCTGATGGGTAAAGCTAGAGGAATGTTTATTGATAGGGTGCAACAGGATGTACAAGTTAAGTTTGTAAATGCTGTACCTCGACCTGAAGGTGAAGTAATAGACATTGAACCCATGAAAGTAGAAGAAGATGGCGACAACAGTTAAAGTCCCCGACTATACCGCCAGTGATAGACAAACTAAGTTCCATACTAGTACCGCTTTTGAAACCCTCTATGGTGGAGCGGCTGGTGGTGGTAAAACTGCTGCACTGGTAGCTGAAGCTGTAACCTATGGCATGAAGTTCCCCAAGTCCAGAATCTACATCTTTCGTAAAACTATACCCGAGCTTAAACAATCAGTAATCCCTGAAATTTATAGACAGTGTGCTGACTTTATAAACCTAGCCAAAGGTATGCACTACAACTCCCAAGACAGAACCTTTGTTTTTAATAACGGTTCCATTATCCAGCTGGCCTACCTAGAGAACCCAGCTGATATGTACCGCTACCAGTCTGCTGAAATCCACCTGTTACTAATAGACGAGGTAACTCACTTCACCCAGGAACAGTATGAGTTCTTAAAAACCCGTGTTCGTTCTACTGGCAAACGTCCCTTAAAAGTAATGGCCGCTACCAACCCTGGAAATATTGGCCATGCTTGGGTTAAGTCCTACTTTATCGACATCGCCCCACCTGAAACTATCTATACCGACAAGCAGGGCAACACCCGACAGTTCATCCCCGCTAAAGTCTCTGACCACCCTGACGCTGACTTTAGAGATACCTACACCAGACAACTACAATCCATCTCCGATACTAACTTGCGACGAGCTTATCTAGACGGTGACTGGGATATATTCGCAGGACAGGCTTTTGAAGAGTGGCGTCGAGATGATGAAGATGGGAAACCGTACCACGTTGTTAGACCTTTTGAAATTCCCAAGCACTGGGTTAAGTGGTTTGCTTACGACTGGGGTTACAACTCCTTTGCTGCTGGTGTTTGGCTGGCTAAAGACCCTAGCTCAGAACGTATTTACCTTTACCGAGAGTTTTATGAACACGCTATGAGTGCTTCAGTTCAGGCTGAGACTATCTTTATGCTAGACTCCGACGACACTATTAGAATGCGACTAGCTGACCCCTCCCTTTGGAAACAAATTGGTAACGCCGAAACTGGTGAAACTATAGCCGCTATCTTCCAGCGTTCCAACCTAATCTTCCAACCCGCCAACAATGACCGTAAAGCTGGCAAAAACGCTGTTCACGAAGCATTGGCTCCAATGGCCGACGGATTACCTGGTCTACAGGTTTTTAGTTCTTGCGTAAACTTCATCCGTACCTTCCCTAACCTACCAGTAGACATCAACCGCATAGAAGATGTTATGACTAAGGGCGTGGAGGACCACCTTTATGATGCACTCCGTTATGGCTTAATGAACCAACGCCCTGCTAAATTCCCCCAACCCAAAATAAATCAAGATTTAGTTAGACAGCGAGCGAGGTATGCACATTTGTAATAATGTGTGGTATATTTAAACTAAACTGAGTACCCAAAAATAACCGTGGCCACTAAAAAAAATAAGAAAACATCAGAACCAGACCTAGTAGCTCAAGTAGTTGCTGGCTTTACTAGCTCTTGGAACTACCGAGAGTCTTCTTTTCACACCCAGTGGCAGGATATGTACAAGCTGTACAACTCCGAACGGGTACATGTTAGCTATAACGGTATTTCTGACACCTTTGTACCACTTTCCTACTCGACAATCGAGACCATGGTTAGCGCTACCAGTGGTGAAAAACCGCTAGTTGAGTACATCCCTACCAAATATGAGCAAAACACCAATACAGAAGTCCTAAACGCCCTATTTTCCTACTACTGGGACATGGACGGCTGGACTAATAAGTTTATCCAACACTCTAGAAACCTCTTTTTGTATGGTACTAGCGTTATTTACACCTACTGGGACATTGACCACCCCGTAGCTCGCAATATTCCACTCCGAGACTTCTTTATAGACCCTTCAGCTACCATACTTAACTACCAAAACGCTCGTTATATGGGCTACCGCTTCCTTGCAGACAAAGAAGAACTTAAGAACGAGAAGGTAGTTGACCCTGAGACTGGTGAATTAGTACCAAAATATAAAAACCTCGACAAACTAGACACCAACTACGAAGCTGGCGACCAGACCGACAAGCAAGAAAAAGACACTATGATGGGCTCTACCCTAGATAAGAACGCTCAGAAGAACCAAATAGAGGTACTGTGCTACTGGACTAAAGACCAAGTAGTGTATGTCGGTAACCGAGACCAGGTTATTTATGAATCCGAAAACTACTACAAGCAGCGCCAGCAGTTCTTAGGTTACGAGAACCCAACTGGTATGTACCCATTTGTAATTGATGCTAACGCTCCCGACGAATCTCTCCTTTACGGACGAAGTGTGCTACAACCAATCGCTAAATCTCAGGAACTACTAAACGATATTACTAACCAGAATATTGACGCTGTTTCCTGGGCTCTTGACCCTGTCATGGAGCTTGACCCTCAATACGCCTCCTACATTGACAAGATTGCTAACGTAACGGGTGCTGTTTATCCCTTCAAACCTGGTTCATACCAAGCCGTCAACAAACCAACTATCCCATCCAACGCCTTTAACGAACGTGTCAACATTAAGAACGAAATCCGTGAGACTACTGCGGTTGACCAAATCCTTAAAGGTACCAGCTCGTCTGGCGACACCACCGCAACCGAGGTTAAGGCACAGATAGCTTCTGCTGGCCGACGTTTTGACTTGATTCTATCCTCTATGGAAAACGGTGGTTACTACCAGTTCGCTAAACTCGTCTTCCAACTTATTCAACTCTACGTTACTACCCCTACTATCATGCGTGTGGTTGGTGAAAAGGGTGTTGATTGGCAACTATTCAATCCTGAGCAATTCAAAGGTGACTACGAACCACGCATTAAACTACAGGCTTCCTTAATGCAGGAACGCAATAAGAAGATGCGTGACTTAAAAGAAATGTACTCAGCGATGCTTGGCTCACCATTTGTAAACCAACAGAATCTTACCCGTCTAATCGTAAAGAAAGCCTTTGACCTAGAGCCAGATGAGGTAGATGGTCTAGTCTACACCGAAGAAGAGATGGCTAAAATGTCATCTAAGCCTAAAGACGAAACCGACCCTAAAGAGCTTATTAACTACAAAGATGTCCCACCTGATGTTAAACGACAGATGGAAGAAGCCGCTGGCTACCAACCATCTGCTATGCACGACCACTCTCTTGATTCCCTCACTATGGAGGAAGCCGCCAAACAAGCGACGGCCCTTGGAACAGTAGCCCCAACTGGAATGATGCCCGATGGATTAGGTATGGCCCCACAAGCCGCACCACAACCTGGAGCAACTGATGGATTGGGCTAATCAATTTAAGAGTTTGCTATCCTCGCCTCTGGGTCAGGAACTACTAGCCGACCTTAACGCCACTAAACAGAAGTGTTTAGATGAAGCCAGCCAGCAAGAGACAGCGGAAGCTGCCTTTGGCTTGCTTAAAGAAGCGGGAGGTGTTATAAAGGCTATAGAACATTTGCAGTTCCGAGCAGTTACGCCCAAGGACGAGGGGAGCAAGACCCAAAAATAAACACGCTCAGTTACCTTGCTCCTCTACCCCTGAGCGTACCTTAAAAAAATAGGAGAAAAAGATGGACGAAACCACAACTTCGGACAGTGGCGCTATTACAGCACAACCACAAATAGACGAAGCGGGCTCGAACGAGGCTATAGAAGGCAACGAACAAGTCATATCAACTGACGAGAACGGTACACCTTCACTACAACCTCTTTCATCGCAAGCACCCACCCAAAGTGCAGACGAAGCCGTTTCCGAAACAGAGTCTAAAGACTCAACAGAAACAAAAGAGACACAAGCTGAATACGCAGCAGACAAGACTGACGACGAGATACTCGCTTGGTCGGAGAAGAAGGGGATTAAACTTAACCCCGATAACCCGAATGAAGTGAACTTAGCTCGTATGCAGCTCGAAGCTGAACGTAAAATGCACCAAGCAAACCAACGGCCAGCAGTTACACCACCTGAAGAAATCCCAATTACAGGCGACCCAAACATCGACCAAGTAGTTGAAAGACAAAATCAGACTGAACTACGGATGTACGTTAGAGACTGGTTCGAGGCTAATCCTGATATGAAGGACCACCGCACCGAACTACAAGAAATTGCTCAACAGCGACCATGGCTAACTGACATGGACGACATCAAAGCTCATTTCTTAGCAGACCCTAGCCGAACAGACAAACTAAAGGCTGAAGGTGGCAAGCAAGCTCTTCAAAACCTCGCTCAGAAACAACAAGCAATACCCCCAGAAGCTGCTGCTACTAATAGTGCAGTCTTTGAATCCCAGAACATTACGCCTCAAAACGTCTTTGAACTGGTAGATAAGAATGACCAAAAGTGGTACGAAAAGAACTACGAAGCTATTAACAAAGCAATCTCTGGTAAATAAATAACAAAGGACAAATAAAACAATGACAACTGGAGCATTTAACTCTGGAAACGTGAACATTGGCGCAACAGCTGCTAACGTTTTCCGACCTAACATCTGGAGTCGTGAAGTTTTGATGTTTGTAAAAAGCAACCTAGTTTTGCTTCCACTCATCAAACACTACGACGCTGACGTGCAGAGCTCAGGCCAAACTTTGGAAATTCCAAACGTTACAACCATTTCTGCAAACCTAAAATCACAAAACACTGTAGTTACTTTGAACTACAACACAGAAACCAAAACTACTATTACTTTGAACAAGCACTACGAAAGCTCATTCTTAGTAGAAGACCTAGTAAAAATCCAATCTGCATACGACTTAAGAAGCGACTACACACAAGCTGCTGCTTACGCAATCGCTGAAAAAGTTGACAACGACATCGCTCGTTACATGACCACAGCTTGGACTGGTTACGGCGCTTACGGCACAGCCCTAAACGACAACCTAATCCTAACCGTAAACCGATACTTGAGCGAGAACAAAGCACCACGCTCTGACCGTTCAATCGTAGTTCACCCTAAAGGTGAAGCTGAAATGTTAGCTATCGACAAGTATGTTCGTTACGACGCACTTGGTGTAGGTGGCGACCAGAACAGCATTAAAAACGGTAAAATCGGACGCATCTACGGCGCTGATGTCTACATGAGCCAGAACTTATACTGGTTAGACACCGCAACTGACGAATATAGCTCTCTATTCTTCCACAAGGAAGCATTTGCAGTAGCTATGCAGTTGACACCTCGAACTCAAGCACAGTACAAACAAGAACACCTTGGCTGGCTTGTAACAGTAGATGTCCTCTACGGCATAATGCCACTTCGCTCAGGTTTTGGCTTCGTGCTAAAACACTAAAAACCAAAAGGGGGGCGCTTCGGCGTCCTCCATCCATAGATAGGAACTATTATGGCTAAACCCAAAAAAGTAGTAGAAACACCCGTTGTTGTCGAGGAAGTAGCTGTACCAATCAGTTTAGTACCTCCTGTAAACGACGAAGGTTTCAACGTCTAACATTAAGCCCTTAATCTCAAGGGCTTTTTGTATTTATAACAATACTGTTGCTTTTTTTTGTACGTTATTGGTAATATATAACCATAAACAAGGAACAAACAATGAAAAGTCCATTACAAGTAGATAAAGACACAGTAAAAGAGTTCAACATCCCACCAGAGGCTGAACTTCACCCTAGGCAAAAACTAGCTTTCCTAGAGAATCAACTCCACGAACTTAAGAGTATGGCGTGGAGAGCTAGGGTAGATGTAGTTCACGCTAAAAGACTACAAGAGAGTCCTATTGAAGCACTCCAGACCAAGGGCAATAACAATATGTTGGAACACAAAAACCAGGTACAGCAATTTACTGGTGGCATCTTGATGATACAAAAAATGATTGAAGAACTCAGAGATGAAAACCCAGACATCACGGGCGAAATTACCGAGTCAGTCTAGAGCTAAGTTAGCAGTTGTTTTACCATCCAGAGGGTTGATGTTCAGCCAAACGCTAGAGGAGCTGCTTAACGAGCTTTCTGACTTTGATTACGAAATATACTGGGCGCACGCTAAAAGCCTTCCAGAGTGCTTTAATGAGCCCACAGAGCGTGCTTTAGCTGACCCTGATGTCTACGCTATTCTTTTCTGCGAGGATGACATGATTATCCCTAAAGGCATCTTGAAAGACATGTTTGCTGAGGGTTATCCAGTAGTAGCCCTAGACTACCCGTTTCAACAGAATGGTGACGCTACAGTATTACACGACCCACAGGGGATGGCTTACTGGTCTGGTACTGGTTTCCTACTGGTAGCTCGACAGGTATTAGAACAGGTAGAAAAGCCTATTTGGAGGACCGACAGAACTTTTGACCCATTTATTGATAAAGATACTCTGCACTTCTGGCCCCGCAAACTAAACAAGGTATTCTACGGACTACACGACTTAAACTTTGGCCTAGTTCTTTATTCAGCCAGTCTACCAGTCAAACCTATGGCTAAAACGGCTGGACAACGTAAATTAGTACAACTGGGTGATGCTCGCTCTAATAATGGAGCTCACAGGATAGAAGAATTAACAGTGGTTGGCAGAGACCTAGTATCTGGCATGATTAACCCCGAAAACGCTAATATGTTCCGAGGTGCCCTGAACCGAGTCAAACGAGTTAAGTTTTGGGAAGACATCCCCCCTTTCATCTCTTATGACGAAGACAATCAACCATATTTAAACGATGGGCGGAAATATGAAGTCGTCCAATAAACCAATAAAAGTAGCCGTTATTCTACCATCCCGTGGGCTGATATTCTCGCAGACAGCCGACGAAATACTCCAAAACGTTAAACAGGTTCCACACAAGTTCTTCTTCTCACACGGCCAACCAATTCCAAACTGTTTTGAAGAACCAACTCAACGAGCCCTAAAAGATGATTCCATTACCCACCTATGGTTTGTAGAAGACGATATGATTCTACCCGACGGCCTACTGTTAAAGATGATACAAGAGAACGCCAACGCCGTTACCTGTGATTACCCCACCAATAAAGAGGGCCGTGGTTCAGTATTCTTTGACCGTGGTGGTTCGGTAGTGTTCTGTGGTACAGGTTGTTTGCTAGTTAAGCGAAGTGTTTTTGATTCTATTAAGACCCCGTACTTTACAGACAAGGTGCGTTGGACAATGCTCAACTATGGTAGTGCCATTAAATTGGTAGCCAGTGAAGCCACTAAACTAGATGGTTATGGACTACATGACATTACCTTTTGCATGAAACTCTGGAAGACAGGAGTTATTATTAAAACTTTACCTGTTAAGTTAGGACAACGTAAATTACTGGCATGGGGTAAAGCTGGTTCTAATGACGGCGCTCATAAGATAGAAAAATGGACAAAGATTAAAAAAGATATGCGTTTAAAAGCTATAGAAAGACAACCTCTAGCTACGGGAGCTAAGGGCAAATTGGTGGTGGTAGACACTCCTACGGGAGCAGTTTCAACTAGCAAAAAACACGCCGATAACTTAGTGGCTCAAGGCTTGGCTACCTACCCCCCAAAACGACATACCATAATTGATGATGGAGACGTAGAGATATGAAACTAGCTATTTGTTTAGTAACCCACAACCGATTAGATTACACCAAAAAAACTATTAGAAGTCTTTTAGATACTATAGAAGTCCCCTACTACTTAGTAGCTGTAGACAATGCCTCTACTGATGGAACTCAAGAATACCTGAGTAGTCTACTAGAACGGGGAAGATTAAACGATTTCATACCCAGCACTACAAATCTTTATCCAGGTAAAGCCTGTAATTTGGGTTGGCAACGTGCTCTAGAGTTCTATCCTCAAGCTACGCATTTAATGCGACTAGACAATGATATGCACTTTGAGCGAGGCTGGGATTTGCGAGCTCAAGAATACTTCCAAAACATAGACCGACTGGGTCAACTCGGTTTAGATTTTGATGGTGGTGAGAATAAAGTACCCCAATTTTATAATGGCATGGGCTTGATAGAGTGGCCTGGGTGCGTTGGTGGGCCAAATATCCTACGTCGCACAATATGGGATGGTGGCCTCAGATATGACGAAACACCGTGGGAAGGTAGTCGCTCCAAACTTCAAGAAGATTCTAAATTATCTCGCCAGGTACTTAAAGAGGGCTGGCTAGTTGGCCACATGGATGAACGATTAAGCTGGACATTTGCTGACGAAAGTAACTGGAAAGACTACCCTGAATATTATGAGAAGACTTTTTATGACCGTGGTTATGATGAGAACGTTTTAAAAATAAGGGGGGTCAAATGAAGTATCAAAAAAAACCCGTAACCATAGAGGCTATCCAATGGACGGGCAATAATTACTCAGAGGTTAGCGCTTTCGTAGAAGAGGCTGATAAGGTGGCGATTACCACTGTAGATGGCACCATAAGACTAATGAGCCTCAATGGCTATATGTCTGCGCAAGAGGGAGATTATATTATTAAAACTCAACGCAACGAAGTTTACCCCTGTAATCAAGTATCATTCAAGGAAATCTACGAGGCAGTATGAAAGTTATGAGCATAGTCGGCACCAGGCCCGAACTAATTAAAATGTCCGAGATAGTTAAAACTTTAGATAAACACGTTAATCATATCTTTGTACACACAGGCCAAAATTATGACTACGAGTTAAACGAGATATTCTACAAAGACCTAGAGCTACGCAAACCAGACCACTTTCTGAACTGGAAAGGTGGTAGTTTAGCAGAAACAGTTGGACATGTAATGGTGGGTGTAGAGAAACTACTAAAATCAGAAAAGCCCGATGCCGTAGTAATACTCGGTGATACTAACTCAGCTTTGGCTGGAATCATAGTTAAACGAATGAAAATACCACTATTCCACCTAGAGGCTGGCAATCGTTGTTTCGATGATAATGTTCCCGAAGAAATTAATCGTCGTATTCTAGACCATATCTCTGATGTCAACATGGTTTACACCGACGCCCAACGACATTACTTAATTCAAGAGGGTGTAGCAAAGGACAGAATCTTTTTAATGGGTAGCCCAATGGCAGAAGTGATTGCTAACGCCAACAGCCACTTAGACAATACCGACATATTGGACCGCTTAAATTTACGCAGTGTTCCTTACTTTCTAGTAAACATCCACCGAGATGAAAGCACTGAGATACAAAAGAACCTGGATATTTTAGTAGATACGCTCAATACAATCGCCGAGAAATACGAATCAGACATCATCCTGTCCACACATCCAAGGCTCCAAAAGAAAATAAGCGATAAGAAGATAATCTTTAATAATAGAGTTAGGGTAATGAAACCCTTTGGATTCTTCGACTACCTAAACCTACAGACTTATGCTCGCTGTGTGCTTAGTGACAGTGGCACGATTGCCGAGGAGTCAGCTATCTTAGGCTTCCCCGCTATTACCATCAGAAATGCTATAGAACGACCTGAAGCTATCGACCACGGCTCTATTTTGATGACCGGGGTAGACAAGGAAAACATACTACTCTGTCTAGATGCCGTAAAGGAACCAGTGATGGCTCCTGGAGACTACTTTATTGAGAACTGTTCTGAACGAGTGCTTAAAGTAATACTTGGCTATACAGGCTACGTGAATCGAGTGGTATGGCGAAAATAGTTATAACTGGGGGTACGGGTAGTTTTGGTAATGCCTTTGTAAAGAGATACTACACCAGCCACGACTTAACTGTCTTTAGTAGAGACGAAAATAAACAATTTGAGATGAGAAAGCTCTATCCTAACGCCAGATATGAGATAGGCGATATTAGAGACAGGGCTAGGGTTGGAGAAGTTATTAACGGCCACGATTATGTCTTTCACGCTGCTGCCCTAAAACAAGTACCTAGTTGCGAGTTCTTCCCCTTTGAAGCCGTCAAGACCAACATACTTGGCGCAGAACACGTTATAGACGCAGGGCAGAGAGCTGGTGCTAAGGTAGTATGTTTATCAACCGATAAGGCAGTTTATCCCATAAACGCTATGGGTATTTCTAAGGCTATGATGGAACGTTTAGCTGTATCTAAGGGTGCAGTAGTAACTCGCTATGGTAACGTTATGCGCTCCAGGGGTTCAATTATTCCTATTTGGGAAGCTGCTGCTGAGAAGGGCGAGCCGCTAACCATAACCAGCCCCAACATGACTAGATTCTTATTATCACTCCAAGACTCTATTAACCTCGTTATGTTTGCCTTAGAGAATGGCCAGCCTGGAGATACTTTTGTAAAGAAAGCACCCGCCTGTACTATGCTAGACCTAGCAACTGCTATCAGCGACCACCACCAGATTATAGGCATCCGTCATGGTGAGAAAATGCACGAATCTCTTATATCCGAGGAAGAGATGTACCGAGCCGAAGATATGGGTGATTACTATAGAGTAAAGGCCGACTCTAGAGATATGAATTATGACCAGTATTTCGTAGAAGGTCAGACGACCACTCCGAAAGCCGCCTACACCTCAGCCAACACCAAACAGTTAAACATTGAACAAATCAAGGAGTTGCTATGGACTACAAAAAACTAGAAACCTTCTCTGACGATAGGGGTACGCTTGTAGAAGCCTTTAAGTTTCCCACCGATGGCCAGCTATTCTATGTCGTAGCTCCACCTAATCAGACCAGAGGTAATCATTATCACAAGATTAAAACTGAGCACTTTCTAGTAGTCTATGGCTCGGCTTTGATGAAAGTTAGAGACCGCAAAGATAAGGGAGTAGTTAGAGTAGAACTTGGTGGTGATAATCCAATGGTAGTTTCCGTACCACCCAATCATACCCACTCTATTACATCAGGTAGTGATGGCTGTATATTTATTGTTTGGGTAGATACCTTATTTGATTATAAAAAACCAGACACCTTTAGGGAGGAGGTCTAAATGAATCCATACATTTATGTGCAAGAAGCTGTAAAAGGGGGTAAGAGTTTATTATCGCTGTGTGCTGGCATTGGTCTAGAACTGAACAATCTAGATACTCAGGATGTTACAGCGGTTGACTTAGCTCCACAGTACCTTGAAGCTCTAGAAAAGCGAATTAGTGGCGTTAAGACAGTTGTTAGTGATGCTTTAGAATATACCAAGAAACAACCCGACAACTCTGTAGATGTTATATCAATTATTGATGGTATAGAACACATGGATAAAAAGACGGGTGTAAAGTTAATTAAAGAGATGAAACGTGTAGCTAGGGAGAAGATACTACTGTTTACGCCTCAAGGCCCAGGTGAGGACGGTTATCTTAAGAACGAACCGCACAACGCCTGGGGCATCGAAGGTGCCGACCATTTCCAACTGCATCTTAGCGGCTGGACCTCCGACGAATTACAAGACCTAGGTTTCAAGATTTTAATTAAAGCTGGCGATACCTCACAACACGGTGAACCATATTACGCCATTATGGCGGAATGGAGTAAGTAATGTTTTCATTTGTATTCCCCATGGATAGCAACCGACTAGAACAATTTACAGTTACTAAACGGCTCTATGACAGGATGCCTCAGACCAAGGAGTTTATTATTTTTACTAGAGAAGAGTTCCAGGTGGGGCGTTACCTAGACAACCACAAGCTAATGAAAGATGTTCGGCTATTCCCCTATAAAGTAAAAGAAGGCTTCAATCCTAGTCGAGCCTTTAATCTTGGAGTAAAGAAAGCTAAGTACGACAACATTATCATTACAAGTCCCGAAGTTAAGCCATTGACCGATGTACTGGGCCAGCTCGAAGGTTTTATAGGCAAGAACATTGTCTGCCAGGTATTTGATGAAGTAGAACCTGGGGGCGAACACACGACTCTAGTATGTAAGATATTTAGGGCCGAGACTCCCGCCATGTACTTTCTAGCGATGTTTAAAAAATCGGACATTGAGAAGATAAATGGTTGGGATGAAGAATTTATGAAGGGCTACGCTTATGAGGACAATGACTTTGGCGATAGATGGGTTAGGGCTGGTCTGCCATTTGAAGTTGTAGACGAGATAAAAGGACTACACCAGTACCATCCCAGAAGCGAAACAATCCACGGAGGTATGGCCAGGAATCTTCAGCACTACCATGACAATACTGACGCTGGTGTTATAAAATGTGCAAACGGGCTCATTAAATGATATTATTTAACCAACTGAAGTGTTAGGAATAACAATGGACCTAGACAAAATTCAACAGTACCGTAAACAACAACAAGTTAATCAAGAAAAACAAGACAGGATAAAAAGGCAGAGGGCTGCTACTGATGACGTAGTAAGCACCATTAGAAGTGGCTCGAAAATGACAGCTGCGACTATTATGGCTGCTAATAAAAAATCTACCGAAGAACTAGCTAAGGAGCTTAAAGAATCAGGCTCTACTGTAATGGAGGCTATTCAAAGCTCCAATAACACCTTATCCGATGCTCTCAACAACCTAGTCCTAGCAACGGTGGTAGCCAAAGACCCAGCACTTATAGAGACCGCCAAAGGCTTAGAAACATTACTACGAGATATTGCTCAGGCGGGTGAAGATTTCAAGGGCTCCAAGATAAACGACCTACCCTCTGCCAACGAAAAGTTAGCGACAGCTATCAATGGCTTAGCCAATAAACTAACCAAACAGCCAGAAAAAGACTACTCTAAAGACTTTGCTGCATTACTACAAGCTATTAACAGTAAGAATTGGGCACCAAATATTGTTGTTGATAGTCCGATGGTTTCCGTACCCCCCGTTGATTTGAAACCTGTAGCCGATGCTATTGACCGCAGTAGACCAACCGAGAGCATAGACCTTGAACAGTACAAAGCTCAGGACTTAGCTGGGGACGATACTTTTCAATACGTCGGTTTTGTAGCCCCTAACGGGAGCTGGTACATAATAGAAAATGATATTGCTGGCAATTCACTCAGATACAAGTTCGGTGTTAAGAATTACCGTACAGCTTGGAAGAGTTTTAATGGCCATGTATATAGATTGTTAAACGAGGCTATCCGTGAGATTCAGGCTTAACCCACTAGCACCTAACGGCATCTCTGTTGTCGAAGAGAATACTACTATCATGGCTGGTGGTAGTTCAAGCAGTTCTGGTGACTCAGTTTCAGATACAGCCTACGGTTCAAGTTGGAACGGAGTTACTGATGTAGCACCATCAAAAAATGCTGTTTATGACGAAATGGAAACTAAAGCAGATGTAACCGAACTGGGTGCTATCAAAGTTGGTGGGCTGGCTTATTTAGGACACTCTTTTACCGCAGGTTTTGGTATAGCAACCACTGGTATACCGCAATTCCAAAGGCAAGGCTTTATTGGACGCTTGGCTGGTATGCTTCAAGTGCCAGAGCAAAACCTTAAACCAATAGCCACTTCTGGTTCATACTTAGCAAGAACTACCTCTAGCTTTAACTCACCCTATTCTGGCTGGAGTGGCATGTTTGCTTTCTTTGGGCCATATTCTTCTTATAACTTTTATAGCCTATCTCAGACTTACTACACACACCCTGCTGTTGCTCAACCCTGGCCGTTGCTTATAACGCATGGTATTAACGATATTGGCTATTATGGAGCAACTGGCACATCGTCACTTACCAAGCTACAAATTAGAAACGCCTGGAAACACGCTATGCGAGGAGTGCTATCTAAGCACCGAAGCGGTAACGAGTGGGGCAGCTACTATAACGGAAGTGCTGCAGCCACCTGGCGTTCTGGTTTGACATTTAGTGGTACATGGAGCGACCAAACAGTAAGCCCAACGGATAAAGAGTTGGGTGGTGCTTCTGGGCCGTTTCGCAAAGCCACTGCTACCAATACCGATTATGTAGAATTTGCCATACCCTCAGACTTTGTGGGTGGCACTTTTGCTTTCTCTTTTATATCTCAATTAAATGGCAAGACGACTCTATCAACCGCTTCAATGAACAATACAGATGTTACTACCGCTATAACTGTGGCTGACGGCTCAACAACTTTTCCTGCTAGTGGCAATTTTAGAATAAAGATGTCTGGTTCAAACGAAGAAATGCTAGTAACCGCAGGACAAGGCACTAACAACTGGACAGTAACTAGAGGCTTTAATGGCACTTCTAAAACCACCCACGCAAGCGGTGAGCAAATAACCATGATGGACACTGGTCTAATTGCTACTTGGTCTACAAGCGGTTCAAACGCCTCAATAACTGGCACTACTACCCTGCAATCTCAGGGAGCTATGGGTTCTCCAGTCTGTGTAGTTACAAGGTTTGCTTGCACCTCTGCTGACGCTGGCAAGACTATCAGAGCTACAATATCTGGAATAGTAGCCTCAGATACCTATACTAAAGCTCAGTTTGACGCTGTGTGGCTGGAAACTAATAAGCCCAATCCTTGCGTAATAGAGAACGCAACTAGCTGGCACAATGCAGCAGGTTACAGCGGCTATACTGCTAACTCAGTAACCGACTACGACAACCTAAACGCTGATACCGCTACTGTTGTAGCCGAGTTTGACAACCTAATTCAAATAGCTGATGTAAGCTCGGCTTTCTACAAGCGGACTTGCTACCCACAGAGCTCAATGAACAACACTGACGCTACTACTACTGTGAGCGTTACTGCTAACGACCCGACAACTTTTGCAGCACTAGGCACTGGCTGGCTATTAACTGGTTTTGCCGAGGATATGCTAGTTACTGCTAACACCTTAGTGTCTGGCTCTACCTTTTCAATCACTGTTACCAGAGGGTATAACGGAACTACTAAGTCTAGTCACCCAACAACTTCAATAATGGGCGACATGACCTGGATGAGTTCTGACCATGTTCACCCTAACTCTGAGGGTGCTATTGTTAGAGCAGATATAATCTATGACGCTTTCGCAGCTTGCGCTCCTTACTATAGTGAATATGGCGAGGCAGCAGCTTCTTCAAGCTCAACCCAAGACGCTCACGATACCCACTTTGGCGTAACCGATAACTGGTGGCAACAAGCCCCAACAGGCGGTAACTTAACTGCTAACACTACATTTACTAAAGATAAGCAGTGGTACTGGCCTTTTAGAGTGCCTGAGAGGGTGATTTTGGCAGGAGTGGCGATTGTTACTGGTACATCTGCTGGTACATCTACCAACGTAAGGTTTGGCTTATATACACCAGGTATTGACCGCTCTACTCCTGGCGATTTAGTACGAGAACTTGGAACATCTGCAACCACAGCCACCACCTCATCAAGAGAAGTTACAACGCATGTTGTCTTAGAGCCTGGCATTTACTGGATAAGCGTGGTCAACCAGGGCACAACCGCAGGTGGTGTTAGAACAGTAACGGGTGCAAACATGGTGCCGTTTTCTCCGCAATATGTATCATCTGTGAATACGGGTGTAGCGTTAAACACTTTCTTTGCTGAAACTGGTGTGAGTAGTAACTGCCCAAGTTCGGCAACGCCTGTATCTGACGCTGGCCCAATACCTTATGTGTGGCTTAAATTTAGGAAACCGAGGTACTTTTAAATGGAATTTCAAGATAAAGCATATATTTACCCTATGGATTTTCAAAAAGGGGATATTATCTGGAACGATAAAGGTGATAAGAAGTATATCCATGGAGTTGTGGAGATTAAGAACGATTACTTAGTATCTGAGGGCGACACTGGCGATGGCGAAAAGAAACCTGTGAACGCTATGGAGCTAATGGGCTATACATTGTTTAGTAGAACCGCTAACGAAGTATAGTTTTACCTAAACAAAAAATATCAATATTATGGTACAATCAGAATAACTGAGTGATAGGATAATACCTTGAGCTACCAATTTTCAGATTTAAAGACAAAGCTACAGTCCCAAGTTGGGGACTCTAACCTAGATAGTACCCTGGCTGGTGATGCTATTAATGATGCTCAACAAGCTATATTTAACAACTTTGATTTAACCCTCAACTCTGGTACCCAATCAAACACTGTAGCGGCTGGAGCTAACAGTTTAACTTCTGCTTTACCGAGTGATTTTCAGAGGGTTTATTCTTTGTACATTAGTTCTCCTGCCGCTCAAGCCTGTGACCTGACCGACTTCTACTTATCACCCAAGAACTTCCGCACCTTATACCCATCGGTCTATACAACTGGCCCACTCCAAGACTGGACATACTACACCAGTATTATCTTCTCTACTCTGGCCGCTGAAGATTACACCCTATCAATTGATTACATTAAGTCTGTGCCAATTCTAACTGCCGACGCTGATGTACCAGTTGTGCCTGAATCTTTTAAAGAATTACTGATGCTTGGAGCTAAAATGAGAATCTACGAGCAAAAAGAAGACTTTGATTACGCTGGACAATTTACTAATCGTTATGCTGATTTATTAGAATCTTTTATTACTCGATATGGTATGAGGCAGGTAGATAATCAGGTTATAGTTCCAGGCGCAAGGCGACGAATCGGAGGTTTCTAGTGAAACTACGCAGAGGACCCCAACAGTTCACGGGACGTAGGGTTAAAGAAATATCAGTTGGTGGTAGTGGTTCACCTTTTGCTGGGCTCAACACCACTTTCCCATATACTCAGCTTAAAGATGGCGAAAGCCCTTCTTTTTATAATGTCCGACTATACGCTAGAAAGTCTGATGACCGACGTGTAGCTGTGGCTACTAGAAAAGGGCCAGGCTTCTATTCTGTTCCACTGGGAGAAACTCTAGACGCTCAGGTTACCTCAACTACTGGCGCATCCGATGCTACACTTACTACAACTAGCTGGGTGGCTGATAAGTTTACTAACAATACTGCTGGCCGATTAACTAAAGTATCTCTAAACCTAAAAACTGGTACTACTCCCACCCAACACGTTATGGTGGCTATCTATACTAACAGTGGCGGTTCGCCAGGTTCACTACTAGCAACTTCCAGTATTTTATCCAGTAGCATAACATCCAGCTACACCTACCTAACCGCTAGATTTATTGAAGCTCCTGAAGTATCTGCTGCTACTGATTACTGGGTTGTCGCTTATATGCAAAATGGTGGCTCTG